TTTGATGTATCGCGCAACGGTAGCAAAAGGAATGCCAAGCTCTGATGCAATGCTTCGGATGCTTGAACCGCTTTCTCTTAACTGCATGATCTGCTCGATTGATGCAGTATAGCTGCGCTTTCTGCCTGCTCCAAAGGGGTTTCGCTGTGATTCTTTGCATGTGCGCTCATGATCCCCCTTTAGTGCCTCGTAGGTGGCTTGTAAATCTGCTAGCTGTTGTCTCAGTGAATCTCTCTCAGCTTCCAATTGCTGCACCTCTGCATGATAACGGTCGCGTTGCCTAATCGCTGTATTTCTATCCAGCGTCAACGCATCAACCTGTTTTACAAGATTCTTGTAACTGTCGGTTTCCTCAAGCCGTCCGTTGATTTGCTGCCTAAGGCTTGATGCCTCTTTCTGATAGCCGTCTCTCTGTGCCTCTGCCTCCGCAAGCTCTCTCTTTAGCTTCTGGGTCGGTGTCTCTTTCTTTTCTGGTTGTGGAAATGTTCTTGCCATGATCTACCCTCCTGTGTATCGTTTTTTATTTTGATACATTCATCATAGCATGTAGGTACGTGTGTGTCAATATTGTTTTGATACGGCATAGGACTTTTACTCAAAAATGAGTAAAACTAGACTATCAAGCTATTACTCAAAAAAGAGTAACAGCTCAAGGCAATTCAATATCTTGCGCGCTCGTGTGATCTACCCCTACCCTACTAGTAGTAACCTAGGGTGGACTACACACACGCGTGATCTTACCAAAACTTGCTTTCCAAATTTGGAAAGCGACTTCAACAATTCCAAAAATGGAAAAGTTCAGATGAGGTAGTTTCAAAATGCCCCACACGCACGCGCACGCGTGATCTTTTGAGATTTATGTAGGGTGTAAAGAATTTAACACCCTAGCAACCACACGCACGCGTGATCTTTTGAGATGGGGTAATTTGAAATGACCTTACTAGTAGTAACCTCATCTGCACAACGTCACAGAATGCCTTTAAAGCCATTTATGCTTTTAAGTTCAGAAATACTCACCTAATATCGCAAAATGTCACAGAACGCGGCTGAGAGTGTCGCAGCCGCATGTCTGCACCTCTGCTACATGTGGAATGATTAAAAGGGGGTACGCACTATGGACACCCCTTGAACTTTTGGACAATCTTGTCTGAAAGACTCTTTAGTGTGTCCAGTCACACTATTTTATCAGCTATCAAGGGTATAAGCAGTACTTAGACCCTACAACAAAAGGATATGAGCCGCACTCATACCCTTTTTATTATGTTCGCATAATGTACCCCTACCTCATTATTGCTGATATAGGGGGTAACGTTTTGTTACTCCATGAGTACCCAAAATAAGTACGCAGGGGTCATCATTTCAGTGACTCCCTGTTTTAGGGGTTCATATTGTATCGTTTTTAATTTTGATACAGAAAGAAGCCGCTTTACTCATGCTATCGATGATGTCCATACTATAGACACCATCTAGCAGAGGCTGCCCCGAATCAAGGCAGCCTTAAACCACTACCCTAAATAGGGGGACTGGTTAAGGGTGTCGCGAATCGCTACACCCTTTCAGCTACCAGAACGGTGTGACGTCCCAATTTAGGACTCCATGATTCAAGCGTGCTGACTGAACGAATCGTTCTGTCAGATCCTGTCACAATATGCGCCGCAAGTTTTGACACGTTTCGACAAATACCATTGTTCTACTTGCAAATTGTAGTCTTTTGTGCAAACAATTTAGACAGTATTCTCCATCTTCTGCCGTGAGATACGCACATTTAGGGTAGAAAAGTTCGTATAATCTTTATTATACGAACTCTTTAGTTTTGGATAAGGATAAAATAATAATAAGCATCAAGATTTCTTGAGCTATTTTAATCTGATTTGTGGGATAATTTTGTGTCAATATCTTTTTGATACTAAGCTGTCTCCGTGTATGTATAACCTCGCCTTAATAGTCTTTATTGTAGCCTTTCTGATACTCTTTAAGAACTCCATATGCTTTTGCTAGATCAATACATGATTTCACGTCATAACGACTATTCATCCAATAACCTTCATAGTTTAAAGGCACGCCACAAGCTTTGTCTGCAAATTCAAAGAATGCTTTGCCAAACTCTCTGACAGATTTGTTAGCGTCCATAAATTCAAAGCCTTGCCACTCATGTTCTTTTGCATATTTTCGCATTGCAGTTCTCATAATAGAGTTGTCCTGCCATGTTTCCGCAAACTTAGTAAGTTCATCTGGTGAAGAAATAAACTCATTATCAAGAATATCTAAAGCAGATTTGCATTCTTTATGTTTCTTCTCTGTTGCAAATATCTGTGCTTCTACATGGGATAAAAACTTTTCTCGCGCTTTTGCAACCTTAGCTCTCGCAGCCTCGCTTGCAGCTTCTTCGCGTCTTGTAAATTCAGCAAGTTCCTTCTCCCTTTTCTGCACACCTGCAAAACCAACATAGTTTCTATCTACTGGTTGCAATGCGTTTCTTTCATCCGCTATCTTTTTCCATTCATCTGCGCACTGGTAATAAGCCTCATAAGCTTCATCAATAGCTTCGTGAGACATTGACAGTATATAGCGGTCAAATCTGCCCTCCACTACTGGTATTGTTATTGGATGAGAACTAAGTATTTCCATGATTATATCTCCTCTCTTGAGTTATTTTTAATTGTGAGCTGAAGTTGAGATTTTGAACTTTTGTCCCCACTTTTGTAGCTCTCGGTTTGCGTCTGCAATTTGTCCAAAGCCAGGAATGATCTGAGTCTGCCAAAGCTGCTTATCAATTTCTTTTCCGCAATTAGGACAAATCCTTGCTTTTCGATCATTCCAATTATCACATTCTGAAATTTTCCAGTGTGACTTACAATAGCCACATTTGATTTTCATAAACGTAATCATGTTATGTCTCCTTGTTATGCTGAATTTTTGCTTGTATATATTGGGCGGTCTAACGCATAAGCCAACGCATCAATACTATGATTGTTCTTATCTGGTAGCGATGGAAGAAAAGCCCCTGTCTTGTCCTGCTCGTATTCATAGGTTGTCAACTCTCTATGTGCATTAGGAGTGCGTGTAGGATCTACAATGATTTTTCTATGCTGTAACCACTTCACACGATATTCAACGCATCCTGGCTCCTTATGACAAGCTATAACCTTTAAATCATGCTGCCTCATATCCGCTATTGATTTTGGTTCTGCACAATCGGCTATGATTCTTAACTGATCGTTCACTGTATATACTTCGCAATAATAAGTAGTCTGGACTTTCTTATTCTGATTAAGGGTCATTCCTTTAGCCTTGATCTGGTCAGCAAGCTGACGATTAGACAGCCCCCTTTGATAAATTTCATCAATTATTCTGATTTCCTCTCGCATCCGATCATAGGCGACCTTCAATACACAAGCTGGATCTGTAGCAAATCCCCAGTCAAGCCCCACAAATAAATACGACTGTTGAGCTATCTCATCATCGGTAATCGTGCGAACCTCTACGTTCGGAAATACTGTTCCACCAGAGCCGACCGCCTCACCAAGATATTCATTCCGGTAAGCAAGAGGATTGACCTCTCGCAAGCGCTCTGCCTCATCAAAGAATTGTTGCCCTAGCCATTCAACTGGCATTTGCCTATAGTCTGTCAGGAACGTGAGTGACCGATCATCAGGAACCGCAATAAAAGCATTCGCCCAATTGGATTTACTCATAGGCGGGTTAAAGCTTCTGAACACTGTGAACTGATCGCCACCTCTTAAAACCGACTGTTGAAGATTTCTCATTTCTGGTTCACCATTGATTTCTGAGAACTCCTCTATCCACAAATACTTAAAGTAGCCACGATTGGGTTTAAGAGACTTTAGCTTTTGAGGATCATCAAGCCCTGTCAATCGAATAACTTGTCCTGTCTCATAAGTAAATTGCATGGGGCTAACCGTTGATTTCCAACGATCTGCAACCCCTAGTGTTTGAATAGCCCATTGAATCTGACTAAATACCGAACCCCTCAACGTAACTGCATACTTACGAACTACCAACGCGTTACTCTGACGAGTTAAATCTTTCATAATGCCGTCAACCAGTTCCAGAGAAACAAAGCTGCTCTTACCAGAACCACGACCACCAGGCAAATTATAAAACTCATGAGAGCCTAGCCGTATATCTTGATCAATCTTATAATAGCAAGCAGCTATATAATCTTGAATGTTGATTTTCTTTAGTTCTTCCTGCCGTTTCATGCTGCGTCCAGACATAGCCTCAAGAGCTGTCAAACGCTTTTCTATCAGCGAATCAGGAACCCTCATTTATCCACAACACCCCCTTAAACTGTCCAAATATGTTTAAATCTGTCCAGATGTATCATTTAAGTAACTTTCTAATTCCTCAAGCCGTTTCTGTAAATCTACAGTAGTGAGCCAGTCTCTACACTGATTAAAGAGCAACTGTACACCATTGAGCTTTACTTGTGCAGGTGTATCAGGGGCATTGATAATTTGTATTAACTTCTCGGCTCCCTCCTTCAAATAATCCTGCATAAGAGCGACCGCTGCCGTTACCGTCTCTGATCTTCGTTGCTGAACGATCTGTTTTAAATCTGGATCCTTTTTATACTTAGCAATCGTAGTTCGTGAAAGACCTGTTTCTTTCTCAATATCAGACGTACGCTCATACTTTGTAAATGCTTGAATTATTGATTCGTTATACTTCACTCATACTCACCTCATTTCTTATCATTCAACCTCTGTAGTTCATTTATTATTGCAGCGACCTGGTCAAACGCAAATTGATAATAAGCTGTCCCTGTGTACTTATTCGTGATCGCGTCCCCCTTTGCCAGAACGTCACCCCAGTAATGGTCATTATTTTGCACTGGCAGAGATTGCTTGAAGAACTGGAACACCTCTCCGTATATCTCCCAATATGGAGTCCCTTTAAGATCCATCATGATGCTGCACACCGAATGCGATTATAATATGCGTGTATCTTCTTGTGGCACGATCCGCAAACCGTACAAAGGTCTGTATACACATTCTCGTGTCCCAGTCGCTCATAGGTGATATGATGCACTTGCAGACCTCGCCTTGTGTGATCCTCTGAACGTCCGCAGCATACGCACCGATAGCCGTCTATCTTCTTTCGCGCCTCTTTCTTTGCTTCCCATTCCTCTGATTTTATGTATTGAGTGTAGAACTCTGATCGCATTCTCTCTCCTTTCTGGCTTGCTTCAACTCCTCAATCGCAACCAATATTTTATTTCTCCATTCGGGGGCTAATGGTTTCCTAAGCTTACCACTAAGACATCCTTCACTAACCCCGATTTGACCAGCAATCTGATAAAGTCTTAAATCTTCATTCATAGCTTTCATTCTAATATCAAGATTTTCCATGGTGACCTCCTCCTTCCCAATAATCGTACACCCAATTTTGATTGATGTTGTGCCAACATGAAGAAATTTTTCTTTAACAAGTTTATTATAAATCCGTTTTTGGTCGATGGTGTGCCAACTTAATTGATGGTGTGCAAATATAAGAAAGAGGCAGACAAGTTATAATTCCTGTCTGCCTCAATTCAATTTGTTTTATAATCTTTTTCTAGGTTTCTTGTTATCATAAGGGCTGTCATAACACTTGTTAAAGCCCTCTGTCTCTTGCGTGTACAGGTCGCACTCTGGATAATATGCAAAGTCGCAATCAAAATTAGATATGCCATAGCGATTTTTCAAACAAACAAGCTTGATCTGTCGTGGACTCTCTGCCTTTGCTTCCTTGATCCTGTCGCGCTTTTCCTTTAAGTTATTTTGTTTTGTAAATTTCTCCTCATCCAGGCATTGCAGTTGCAAGCCCCAGACAACATCTGCCGTGTACTCAATGCCGCCGCTTTCTTTCAATGATTCAAAATCTATAGGCTGCATATAGTTTGCACGGTTCACGCTTGATATAATAAAGACTGTCAAGCCGTAGTCACGACTAAGCCGTTTCAATGCTGTAACCGTCTGGTCAATAGACTCTCTAGTGGTCGATGCTTTCACTTCTGCTGACGGTTGCAATATCTGCAAATAATCAACAAAAACAATCGGGTTGCTTTCATTCTTTGAGATATATTCCTTGATATATGCCTTGATAAAGTCGATATTGCAGCCAAAGTTACCCTCAATAACGTTCATGTGATCACCAATCTTACTCTTGTACAGCTTCGCAGCATCTTGTAAGTTATCTGGATCCGCGCCGGTTCTTAACGTTAAGCTACTAACAGACTCATTTTTCTCTTGCTTTAGCAGCCTTGAAAAGCTCTTTGTTATCAGCTCAAGCCGTGATTGTTCCAGACTGAAAAACAGAATGTCATGACCTGCAGCCGCCAGATTATCAGCTACCTGCAATGCAAGCGTGGTCTTACCTAATGAGCTTGTGGCAGCGATGACATACAGCCCTGCATATAGACCGTTACTCAGCTTATCAAGAACTGGAAAACCAGTTTTGCGGCTTCCTGCGGCTTTCATGCGCTCTATATCCGCAAATAATACGCTGTTTATATACTGGCTCATGCTGTGCGGTTTGTGATCGTAATAGGTTGGCAGATCTGACACTTGAGCGACCTCTGCCGCTGTAAATTTCTCCAAAGCTGTTTTCACGGCTTCGTCTGTTGGTGTGTCTCCCAACTGCTTAACCATTAACCACCCCTGCTTATATGGGATCGCTTCGCGCTCAAAGAAAGTATTCAATGCGTCATTGGCTGCCTTTCCTGCACACGTTACCCAAATATAGTCCTTGATATGTGATTCAGTATTAAGATGATCGTCAAGATATGCTGTCAGCTGATCCGCTTCTGTCTGGATCGCATAATAATGCGCTGCCATAATCTGCTTGTAAAGACTCCCATTGTCTCCAACAAGAAAAATATACTTCTCCTTTGTGGTTTTTGGCTTCTGGTTGATTAAGTTAGTGATAATTGTTTCTCTAGTCATGGTTTGACCTTTCTCCCGATGTATGATACACTGGCAGAGGTCGGGACTCTCTGCAGTCTTGATTGTTTGGCAGCTACACTTTACTTTGGTCGGTGGTGTGTGGCTGCCTTTTTCTTTTATAAAGCGATAGCCGCCGCCTGTCAAGTTAGGCGGCAGAGCTGTTATATATACTTACGTATACTTATACATTTTTTGACCCCTCGCAAACCTAGCATTTATGCGGCTTCGCGAAAATTGCCTTGGACAATAAATCGCTAGTTAAAGGACAATAAATCGCTAGTTAAAGGACAATAAATCGCTAGTCCCCGATTTTGTAGTCACGTTGTAAAATGTAGTCGTTACAAACAAGAATCATGTCAAAATTTGAACACCTTCTTTTATTCTTGAATAACCTTCTATCCATCCCACTTTTTTATAATGGTCTAAATATTCAAAAATTGTAGACATTGCGCGTTGTTGCTGTTTTCCTACTAGCTCAGCATCTTTAAAAATTGCATCGTAACGAATTTTTTTGATAGCTTTTGCTTTTGGATCTTTCATTCTGGCTATTCGTTGCATTAAATAAGTTTCAATTGCAATGTTATTGTCTGTTTGCCTCTTTGTATTTTCAATTACTTCCTTCGGTACTCTTGATAATTGCCCTCTTACTCTTGCAAATTCCATTAGAATGGGTTCACGATATAAATGCAAAGCATCGGCTACAAGTTGTCCATTTATCGTTGCCATTTTTCGCTCAGCGGCTAACACATTGCCTATATATTTTTTCTCAATGACAAGCTCTGTGTATTTGCTGTAATCTTCTGTCTGATCAAGTATTACTGCTGCGGTCATCATTTTATAAATGCTTTTTTCTATTCTTTCGATCATATTTGTGCTTGGGTTGCTCCTGTTGCCCATTACTGCCGCTATCTGTGACAAACTCATATACTCGTTACCTGCGTTATATAAAGTCCCTATAGCATCATGTACGCGTTGATCTAATGCTGTAAGTTTTTGGTTTACCTGTAGTTTTTCATCGCAAAAATCAATTCCATAGTATACAGTTCGTTTCTTGCCGTTGTCTTTATCCGCTGTACCTTCAACAGCAATTGGAAGTAATTCGCTACGTTCAAAGTTTGTTATTGTAATTGAACTAGGAACAGGAACAGCACAAAAATTGTGAACTCGCCACACATTAGCATTTACTTTATCTACTGGTAAAGTAAATTCAGTCGGTTTTTTTGCATGGGTTTGTACAGATGCCGTTCTATAAAGCTCTTCTTCAAATAGATTCCCTGTTGGATCGTTCACAAGGTCTGGAATGGTTCGGTTATCGTATTTTTCTTTTGAGAAAGCATCTAAAAACTGGGGGGTTAATCTATAGATTCACTTTTATCAATGGTTCAAATGCCAAGTGGTATACCAGTAGCAACTGTAACTATAGATTCT